TAATGAAGCATATCAGATTTATATCGGAAATGGTTCCAGTTGGGATCTGTATGCCCCGTATGTGGGTAACGGGTCAGACTGGGATCTTTGCAGTTAATAAGGAGGAAAAACAATGAAAGAATTATGGAGTGTGACCCAGATGGTGTTCACCGCGCTGGGCGGTTTCTGCGGCTGGTTCCTCGGCGGCATTGATGGATTCCTGTACGCGCTGGTCGCGTTTACGGTGATCGACTACATCACCGGTGTCATGTGTGCGGTGAATGACCACAAGCTATCCAGCGCAGTAGGATTCCGGGGCATTTGCCGGAAGGTACTGATTTTCTGCATGGTTGGTCTGGGCAATATTTTGGATGTATATATTCTGGGTGAAGGCAGCGTTCTGAGAACCGCTGTTATTTTCTTTTACCTGTCCAATGAAGGTGTTTCCATGCTGGAGAATGCGGCGCATTTGGGCATGCCCATCCCCGATAAGCTGAAGGATGTGCTGGAGCAGCTGCATGAAAGAGAGGCAAAGTAATTATGGCTTACACCAACAGTCCGCTGGTTGTCTATACGAAGATCAGCCCCAACAATTCTGGCCAGCGCAATCACAGCATTGACAGAATTTCTCCGCACTGCGTTGTTGGCCAATGCAGTGCGGAAAGTTTAGGAAGCTTGTTCGCGGATCCAGCGCGGCAGGCTTCTTCCAATTATGGCATTGATAAGGAAGGTCGCGTGGGCATGTATTGCCCGGAAAGCAATCGCAGCTGGTGTACATCCAATAGAGAGAATGACCAGAGGGCGATCACCATCGAATGCGCCAGTGACACCAAACATCCCTATGCTATGTATGATGTGGTGTACAACACCCTCATCGAACTTTGCGCTGATATTTGCAGACGCAATGGAAAGAAGAAACTTCTGTGGTTTGCTGACAAGACCACCGCGCTTTCCTATGAACCCGCAGCAGATGAAATGCTGATCACAGTGCATCGCTGGTTCGAGAATAAGAGTTGCCCCGGCGACTGGTTATTCTCTCGGCTGGGGGACGTGGCTATGAAGGTAACAGCTATGTTGGAAGATGGCGGCGCGGTGGTGCCACCGGCGAATGTTCCAGCAGTACCTGAGGCAGAATACCCGGAAAAGCTGACTACAGGATTATACCGGGTACGGAAAAGTTGGAGCGATGGCAATAAGGGACAGATTGGTGCCTATCGATTCCTCTCCAATGCCAAACGCAGAGCAGATAATCATCCCGGATACAGCGTATTTTCGGAAGATGGTGTCTGCATCTATCCTATCCGGGAAACTGCGCCATCCGAAGATATGCCTGTGACCGGCAGGAGCTATACGGTGGTCAGGGGGGATAGCCTCTTTGAAATCGCCAAAAAGCAGCTGGGGAAAGGTAGCCGATACACGGAGATCGTGAAGCTGAACGGGCTAAAGACTTCTACCATCTATCCGGGACAGGTTCTGAAGCTGCCTGAATAATAAGGAGGCTACATGCAGGGAAATACAAGAGTGAGAATCGCATATGCGGAAGCCATCACGCAAATGCTTTGGTTGAAAGGGCTAATTACCATAGAAGAAAAAAATCAAATTAATAAAAGAAACAGGGAAAAGCTGGAGAAAGGCAATTGCTAATTCTTTGTGTCATTGCATCTTTCGGCTGGACTTTCCGAACCCTTTCTGATACCTTTGCCCCTGCCAATTAAGGCGGGGGCAAATATAAGCCTTACATTCATGTCCAACAGGTCGAAGGAGGTAATAACGTAATGCAAAAAAAGAAGCGCGGCGTTGCGTATGTTCGCGTGTCTACAGCAAGCACAGCACAGCTCCATAGCTATGAATTCCAAGAACAGTACTGGCGGGAGCGATTTGAGGGTGACCCGGATGTAGAATTGGTCACAATCTACGCGGACAGGGGCATCAGTGGTAGCAGCATATATAAAAGACCGCAGTTCCTGATTATGATGCAGGATGCACGGGACGGAAAATTCGATGTAATCTATACGAAGTCAGTATCCCGCTTCGCAAGAAATACAGTGCAGCTGCTGGAAGCGGTGCGTGAGCTACGCGACCTCGGCATCGAAGTGATCTTCGAGAAGGAGCAGATAAACACACTGGCCTCGACAAGTGAGCTGTTTCTAACACTAGCTGCGACGATCGCAGAAAACGATCTTGAAGTAGATTCACAGCGGCAACGGTGGTCAATCCAGCATCGATATGAAAATGGATGGATCAATATCGGTAGCGGCATCGAAGGCTATTCCATGACCAAAGACAATAACCTCGTAATAGTCCCGGAGGAAGCGGCAGTGGTACGGCGAATATACGATATGTACATCGGAGGTAAAGGCTGCACAACCATTGCTAATATCCTGAATGCAGAAGGGAAGCGAAACCGGCTTGGCAATCCATGGCGACCCAACGGAATTATAGATATCCTTGACAATGAAAAATATATGGGAGATGCAATGATGGGTAAATGGGTAATCCTAGACGGTATCCAGTATCGCAATACGGATGGTCAGTATGGAAAACGATATTATGTAGAGGGAAGCCATGAGGGAATCGTAAGTAAAGAGACCTTCCAGCAGGCGCAGAAAATCCGGAAGGAGCAACAGAATCCGTTGATTCTGGGAAGCAAGCATACAGTATACCCCTTCACAGGTAAGATCGAATGCGGGCAATGTGGTACACACTACCGGCATAAGATCGGCAATAGTGGGAAGAAGTGGCAATGCCCAATTTGGGCATGCGGAACAGCTCTACGACATGGGGTGGCGGCATGTGACTGCACTAGAATAAAGAATAGCGTGTTAGAAGAAAAATTCGTCGAAGCGTATAACCAATTTGTTCGGGAGCGGCCTGCTGGATATAACATTATAGCCATGCAAGCAGTCATTGACGAACTGTATCAAGAAGAGAAGGAACTGGCAGAATTACTGATGAAACACCTTATTCCCGAAAACTTATTTCGTACAGAGCAACGGCGTATCAAACAAAAAATCGCTGCACTATATGATGAAATCCGGGATCAGAAGGGAAAGGCAGTAACGATAAGTGACTATGAACCTATAGAGGAATTCAATCCAGATAAAGTTGAAAAATTCATAAGCAAGGTCATTGTACACAAAGGTGTGATCACTTTCGTGTTCTATAATGGTGTGAAAATTTGTAAAGAATATTCCAATGGTCGTGCAGGGAACCAGCGCGGCTGGAGGGAGAAGCAACAGGAGGACAATGCATGGCAGGCTCAGTAAAACGAATGGTACGAGAGATACCGAGGACAGAAATTCTATCATTCGATGCGAATGCGGTACGTAGCATAGTGGTAGTTGCATATGCGCGTGTATCGACAGAAAAAGAAGAGCAGGAGGATAGCTTTGAGCGGCAGGTCAGCCACTACACGGCATTGATTCAATCAAAGCCGGAATGGGAATTCGGTGGAATCTATGCTGATCCAGGTATCACAGGTACCAGAGCAGAGAAGCGCCCGGACTTCCTGCGAATGATCGCAGACTGCCGTGCAGGAAAGATCAATAAGATTCTGGTCAAGTCCATCAGCCGCTTTGCCAGAAACACGGTGGATGCGCTGAAATATATCCGAGAACTGAAGGAACTGGGAATAAGCATATACTTCGAAAACGAAAATATTGATACGATGACACCCGGTGGCGATGTCTTGCTTACGATCCTTGCAGCAATGGCAGAACAGGAATCCAGAACCATGTCCACCAACATCAAATGGAGTTATCAGAAGAAATTCAAAAATGGAGAAATTATTCTGAATACGGGACTGATGCTGGGATACATCAAAACGGACAGGACGGACGAAGATGGTCGCGTAATCTACGAAATCAATGAGGAAGAAGCAGAAGTTGTTCGGCGCATCTACAGAGAATACTTATCCGGCATACCAGTAAATAGAATTTGTAGGGGATTGGAGGATGATGGGATCCTAACAAAGAGAGGCAACAAGGGATGGCAGGTGTCTGTGATTCGTAGTATCCTAACAAATGAAAAATACACTGGCAATGCAATTCTGGGTAAGACCTTTAAGCCGGATGTGCTGTCCAAGAAACGGCAGAAGAATACAGGGCAGGCACCCATGTACTATGCGGAAGGAACTCATCCGGCGATCATCGATCAGAAAACCTTCGACATGGTGAAGGTGGAAATGCAGCGACGCGCCGAGGCTAAAAACTCGGCAGTAGGCGACAGTCGATACACCAGCAAATACCCTTTCAGCGGTCTGCTGAT